GGCTTCTCAATTAAATACAGATTCTGGTCAAGATTATGATTACAAAGACGTAATGGATATTCTAGCTAAATTGGCTAATCGACCTACTGTAGTATCGGTTCAAACCGACAAGCAAGAAATTGCTAAAATCTACGCTGAACCAGTTGCAGAGGAACAAGCAAAACGACAAGCGATTCTAAACGCTGTCGACGGATTGGGGTGGTAAATTGGTAAAAGTAACTTTTAATGGTGTAGAGCTGACAAAATGGATTACTGTTTTAGATGGCTTTACGCTTCTTGACGGCGCAGACTATGAGCCAATATTCCAAGATTACGAAGCGATAGACGGTTCTGAATATGTTTACTCTCGCAAAAAAAGTAAAAAGATTCCAGTACCTTTTTATGTTAAGTATGAGTCTATGGACAATCATGACGACCTGCAGAAGGTTCTCAACGTAAGTGAACCCAAAGAATTAACATTTAGTATTGCGCCGGATCGCGTTTTCTATGCTATTCCAACAGGAAATTTGGACTTTAAAGAAATCAAATTAAATGGCAAAGGTACCATTACTTTTGTTATTTCGGACGGTCTAGCACACGCTAAGAATCCGAAGTATTTTGAGTTTAAGAAGAATGCGCAAGGCGTGCTAGAAGCTGAAATTATAAATAATGGTAGTGCAGAAATATCGGTCAATTACCGAATCAAACTCAAACATGAATCGGGTTATGTTGGCATTGTTAGTCAATATGGTGCTATGCAGTTTGGAAAAATTGAAGAAACGGATTTGGTGGAAGAGAAGAAAAATGTCCTCTTGGCCGCAAACGGCAAAGGGGACTTTAACAACTGGACAGACGGCTCTATTTTTCACGAAAATCAAAATAAGAGGGTGGTTACAAAAATGTCTGCTGATTCCAACTTAGGTGGACGTTTGGGAGTTTTACCAGCTAACTTTACAAATACGGTCAATGGGGCGTATTTTGGAGCGGTTAAAGAATTGGAATTATCTGATCAGGCGAAAGACTGGTACATCTGGGCTCGCGCTTGGTTCGAAACTGGCTTAGTCAGTCAGACAGGGGCTTGGTGCTTGTCGGTAGTAGATAGTGAGAATAAGTTTATCGCTGGTATGGCCATTGAAAAAAGTGAACGAGCACGAAATAAGGCACTCGTTCTTTTTCTCATGGGTGATGGTGCTGGCGGTAGTCGGGTTGTCAAATCTATCGAGTTCTCGCCGACCCTTTGGGTAAAGGATAACCCATATAGCTTAGAGGGTAAAGACCAAAACCGAAACATGTTTGACTTACGCAAACAAGGGGATAAAGTCACCTACTTTTGGTATGGTGGTTATCATTCTTTCTTTGAATCCAGAATCAAGGATAAGCAAGCTGCTAAGGTGCAGTTTTTTGTCGGTCAATATAAAGGTGGCAACTCAACTATCAATCAGTTAGTTACGCACCATTATTTGAATGACTTCTCCTTTTACAAATTGAACGTGCCGTTTTGGCGCGATGTCCCCAATCGTTATCCGACGGGGGCAGAACTCTTTATTGACGCCACAGGAGAAATGAACCCAGAAGAGAAAGGGCGCTTGTATGTCAACAACTTATTAGCTCCTGACGATGAGATTTTGGGGACAGACTACTTTAAGGTTCCGCCCGGAAAAACAAAAGTACAATTGCTTGTGTCGAGCTTTGCGGAAGTAGAGAGCGCACGAGCAGAAATTGAGGAGGCGTGGATTTGAGTAAAAGAAATGTACGAATTGCAATTCGAGATACAACCGACAGTCACAATGTCGGTTTTTTTGATAATAAAAGCGGAATCAAATATAATTCTGCCAATTTGACGCAGTTTTTAAAAGGTGCTTGTAGCGTCTTAGTGTTGACTTATCACTCAAAGAAGATGATTGCTCAAAGCGGGCAAAAGCTGGCATTTCGGTTTAAGGACAAGGATTTTTGGCTGAATATTAACAGCGTCAAGAAAACGGGCTATAAGATTGAGCTAACGGCTTATTCATTGAGTTTGGAAGCCAACAAAGAAAAACGTGGCCCACACAAGCCAGCCAATGCCATGAGTATTAAACAGTACATTGATTATTACGATCCTGAACACTCATTTGAGATTGGAATCAACGAAGTAGCTGATAAGTCCATTAAGTTAGAGTGGAGCGGAACAGACACGATTCTGGCGCGGCTCTATTCGGTTGCTAATAGCTTTGGCGCAGAGCTAGAATTTGTCACAGAGCTAAACGATGACTACTCGCTCAAACGTCATGTGGTCAATATTTACCGCGAGGGCAATCTTGGCAAAGACAAGACAGGCATGCCTGTCCGAGTAGGTGAGAAGCTGAAAGTCATTAACTACTCTGACAACATGGATGATTTTTATACAGCGATTCGCAGAACTGGCAAAGACGGTCTGACGATGGCTGGGCTAGATAAAAAAATCTATGACGATAAAGGCAATCTGCTTTTTTACAATAATAGCAATACCATTTATGCACCGCAAGCGAGAGATAAATATCCATCAATCGCTCGAAAAACAAATGACGGGTATATTATCAACGAAGATAGCGAAACGGAACACACAAGCAAAGAAGCATTGTTTGGTTATATGCTGTCTGAACTCAAAAAGCACTGTGAATTAAAAGTAGATTATGAGGTGGAAGGTGCAGTTGACGGTAACATCGGTGACAGAAAGACACTGATTGACGGACGGCACTTTGACCCACCGCTTTACGTGCAAGCACGTATTAGCGAGCAGACAGAAGCTCTACTAGAGACAAGCGATGTCAAAACCACCTTATCAAACTATGTCCGCAAGTCGAGCCAGATTGCCAATGAACTGTTGCAAAGGGTAGAGCAACTGACACTCGAAGCAACGCCCTACACAATTAAACTGGCGACTAATAACGGGATTGTCTTTAAAAACAATCAAGGACAATCTACGATTTATCCGAGCTTAAAGAGAGGGCAGAAGCCGGTTGAGTGTACGTGGAAATGGTTAGTTGATAATCAAGGATTTGGCACGTCTCCAACCTTTGAAGTTAAGGCAGCTGGCATGTCTAGCAAGTTAGTATTGACCGCTATTGCTTTAGTTGACAATAAAGAGGTTGCCAGAGAGCAAATTACTTTTACCAACGTCAATGACGGCGCGAAAGGTTCTGACGGAAAATCTATCACGGTTGCTAAAGCTGAAAAGCAATCGGATGGTGTGAAAGTCACCTTTAGCGATAATAAATCTATCATTGTCCCAAAGGGCGACAAAGGGGATAAAGGCGACCCTGCAGACCCAGCTCCTCTCAATGCTCTGCAAGAGGAGATGAACCAGACCAAGCAAGGGTTAAGTGATGTTAGAACAGACCTACTCAAAGAAAAAGCGGAAAGTTCCGCTAAGATTGACCAAGTCAAGAAAGACGTTGGTGCTATCCGCACGCAACAGACGACCTATGAACAATCCAATGAGCAAAACCTCGCTCGGATAACTGGTCAGCTTGCTGACAAAGCCAGCAAAACAGAGGTCAAGCAGACCGCTGACGGAATCCAGGAGGAGATAAGCCAGATTAGCGTGGGCGGGCGTAATTTGTTGAGAGGTTCGAAAGGAGAGTTTAAACCCGACAGTAAGCCAACGGGCTTTGATAATCAAGTCTTGTATGTGCAATCCACTTCGGTTGATTTGGTCAAAGGAGAGAAATATCTAATATCTGCTAAGACAGACGGAAATTTTACAGCTAT